CAAGGTCTATAGTGCACCAAGAATCATAGAGGGAACCATCTCGTGCCATATCACGATTAACCTCGGCCTGATTAGCTAAATCGATTCCGAAAAAGCTTCTCAGGCGGTTAGTTAAGATCTCGGCCAGCCCTAGCTGATAAAACATATTCAGCGTCGGTTCTGTACAGATCGACCGTGATATACGATCGTTTTTAGGCACGAAGCTAAGTCTGCTACCCTCGACAATGCACGGACTACCGAACGAAAGATTGCGAGTTTGTTCCGCATCTCTCCATTCGGGCCATCGGCGTACATTGCGCTCATAATTGCTTACGAGCGTACGAGACGACGTGGTAAGCCTACTAGAAAACATCTTGGAATAGAAGTCTCCGTTCGGGGTCATTAGCGAAGCACCTGGTCCACACCTTCCAAGAAGGAAGGCATCATCCAGGTTCTCAACTAATGACAAACCTTGGGGGTTGAAGAACCTCCAAAGAACGTCCTTAAAGGACCCAACTAGGGTCTCATCTAGGGACGTTTCACTACCATCCACCCACATCTCACAGAGCGAGTTGCTCTTAAGAAATTTAAGGAGGCACGCTTCATCTTGCACCTTAGTATCCGAAGGTTCAAATTTCTTCGGAAGACTGTGTACAAGATTAAAAAGACATACGTCCGTATGGGTGAAATCTGCGAGGTGGCTTGAGCACGACCGATAAAAGTCGACGCTCTTGCCATTACAGGCAGTAACATCTCGATCAAGAGCGGTGAAAAGAGCAGTAGGAATCTTATCCATACTATCTTTACCGTCCTACATTCCCTAGCCTGGAAGGCTAGCTCAACCAAAAAGGAACCAATTCCCAGTCACCCGGACGAAATTCTCCGCCCGGAACTGTAAACCAATCCCTCTCGGGTTGCACGGTGAATGATCGCTTCATCTGTTTAAGGCCAAAAAGACCAGATACAGGAAGAAGCATGAAACCACTACAGCTGTAGTGGCCGTCAAGGTTATCACTAACCCTAACCGTGAAGGCAACTTTCGTCGCCTGTACGTCTTGTAACCCACCTCGATAGGGGAGGAATCCCCTGGAGGAGGTCGGTATAACCTTCCGGCTATACCATCGAGGATACGCTTTTTCAAGTGAACCCTCGAGTCCCATCACGGGACACCAGTTACGACCGTATCACCTAGACCTGCTGAAATTTGGGTAAGGACCCCAATCAACAGGGCCAACGCAGCACGACAGTTAGGAGCGTCAAAAGAATCAGCTCCAGCTGGCGTGTCGATATAAAGCCGACAAGTCATAACCTCAGGGTTCTGATTAGCGGCACAAAGCACACCCTTTCGGATGAGCACCTGCGTGGTGTTCTTCGGAATGTTTCCGTACCGCAACGTCACAGGGTTGATCGGAGGCAACGGCTTTAACACCGGTGCACGAGTCAACGTTGACGTAAACGGATCGGAGACAGCATGGACACGAACGCCAGCTTGCGTCCCGGTAAGTGCCGAGACCGCATACTGACGCCCATACACAACTGGAGCCACGTCTGTTAAGAGCGTGTATCCCGGGGTTGTGAAACCCGTTTGGGCGCCCCCTGTTACAGGGGTTGTGACAACAAGTGTCATGAAATGGACTCCGTTAGTAAGGTGTTATCGCCTTTGCTTGGACCGCGAGAGCAAGCATGTTAGTCCACTGCTCCACACCTGAAGGTATATGAACCTGCAAGGATGGAACAAGGGAGGGAGACACAGCTCTATCGATCGTCGTTCGGACGACATGTGTTTTGCCCGGGCTAAACTGAGTTTGCGACTTGACCCCTGGCCCAGCGTTCAAAGTAACACTCGCTAGGTACACCACTTGGTGGGACTTCACGAGGGTAGTTGAACCTGACCAAGCCAGACGGCTAGTCGGAAAACTCAGTGCTTGAACAAATTGACCGACATTGGTAAAATAGTCAGCCAAAAAGGAGTAGGGAATAAGTTCCCATACCGTAGGAAGAAAGTTCGGCAGATTCAAACCCAACTTATCCAGTATGAACTGGCTAGGCTGGCCAAGATCCTGCCTCACTGCCCCGTAAAAGACAACCTTGGTGTCCACATACCGAACGCCCTTAAAATGCAAAGTGCATATCTTAAAGGCATCATCGGACCCTGCGGTACCAAGATAAGCTCGCGCTTTACCAAAACCCTTTAGGGTAGGAGAATTGGCACGTTGATTTACGATGTCACTCGCAGCCTGACAAGCAGAATGAATATCCGCTAACAGGGGACGAATGCCATACGATACTTCGAGCCATTGAGAGGCTATGTGCCTCTGCCGTCGCTGCTTTGTAGCCTTTTTGAAACCTGCTCGACTTTTCTTTAAGTCTAGAAGGTAGCTGCTTGCAAGACGTTTCACCCCTTCACAGGGATGACGTATGGTCTCGATCGCTTCACGTAGCTCGCCGATAAAAGTACCTCCTTGGAAAGAGGTTACCGCGGCACTAGCTTTAGAAACGAAGTTACTCTTTGCCCGATTGACGGCTGTAACATCTGCCGAGCCTGAAAGGGTCCCTACTGATGAGTAGAGTCCCCAAACATCCTCGGTTTGTGTATCCGGCTGAAACCAAGAGGGATCTGTTGTCCTCTCAGCATGAGCCGAAAACGATGCACTGTCTTCCAGTCGGACGGCAGTTCTAGTATAAGCGTGTTGAGCGCTCAGACCCATCGCTACTTTTTGACGCCAGGCAGAGTCATCTCCGCCAATTGCATTATCCACAAAAACGTATGTCCCGTCGTAGTACACATGGCCTTCAGAAGGGACGCCGGGCGGGCTTATTGAGCTCGCCATGCCTCCGGTGAAACGCCAATATGAATGTTCGCCGAGATATACTGTGGATCGACGCAATTTCGTCGTCATAAAGTTGTACCAACACAAAGGAGAATACAGATAGTACATCTAGCCCAATGAGGGCTATAGGCACCGCCTAGAAAGGCACCCCGTAAGGGGTG